CTCATCTATGACCTCGCCCCTGTCGAGAGCCTTTCGCTGCTCACGAATCATCTTCTGCAAGTCAGCCGTGCTACCAACATAGATTGAGTTATTGGTCACAGTCGTGGTCTTGCTCTTCTCTTCCCGCTTGATGTCCTTCATGCGGCGGTGGAGATCCATGAGTTTGTTATTTGCCTCTAGGGACGATTGGATGAGTTGCGCCACCACTTCATAGGCTCGGGGCTGCTGACTCTCCTGTGCAAGTTCAATAATCCCCTCAATCGCCTCCTGCGATTTTTCGATGATGCACTTGAGGTTTGTCCGAACTTCCTTGTAGTCCTTATCCGCGTCTATGGGGGCGTATTCGCCACTCGGGATAGTCTTGACGGGCAGAATCTCTGTCTTCTGCTCCTCGGGCGTAGGATCGATTCCTAGGGTCTTGGCGATGTTCAGGTCAATTTCACTCATTATCAGGGCTTTCTGTAGTTATCAGAACACGAATGGTGTCGGCGGGTATTCTCGGACATAGACCTCTGCTTGCGTGGCTCCTGTGAACCCTGCGGTCAGAGATGGTGCATAACCACCAGCAGTAACACCCGCCGCTGCGGATGCACCAATGTCGGCAAATGGAGGAATCGTTGTCCGATCTTTGCCGTAGTCCTTGATGTCAAAGATGTTGACATTCGTGTTCGTGATGAGCGGTGCGGTCTTGACAGGCCCGTAGAGGTACATCTTGGCGACGAATTGAATCGTGGCAAAGTTCGTCTTTCGGGTGGCATAGTCACCATACGAACCATCGTCACCTTCGCCCATCGTGATTGATGAAAGCACGATTGGGATGTCCACATTCGTATCCAACCCATCGATTGCCTTGATGCTGAACACATATTCGGGGGTGAAGTATGGGAGGATCTGCTCGACAATTTGCAAGCAATCATCCATGCTCTTCGTCATGGCACTCAGGGTGAGATTCATGTTGTACGGTACGCGCTCGTACCGTCTCTTCAATGAGCCTCTGTCTGCTGCGTTGTATCCAACGGTCTGCTGTATGCTGTTCAACTTGCGCGACGAGTCATATTGCAAAGATGTGATTTCGAATCCCATTCTCGGAAGATACGATTCCAAACGCACTTGCTGTTGATCGAAGTCCGTTCCAATTCTGTCAAGACGGCGCAAGAACTTTTGCTGTGGGCCATACGCAATCGGAATGCGAATGCGCTCCTTTTCATTTCCATTCTCGTCATTGCGAACGACATGGATGTCGTTGAAAAGGGAGGCGAACCCAACGACCACCTTGCGTACCGTGCCGTGATAGAAGTACTCAAGCATGAATCATGGATCTCCGAACGGATTCTTCTCGTCAAAGTTGAAGACCGTGTCTGCCTCTATCTGTATGGCTTCGTTCTTCGCTTCGTCTAGGATGCCCATCGTGTCCGTCTTGCTCACGATTGGCGCATACAGGTTTCTGCCTGCCTTGGCTATGTAGGCGGTTGTTCCCGCCTCCGTCTCTTCGATCCAAGTGCCAACAACATTGGATAGAGATATTCGGTTCGGATCGTTGTTAGGCTCATACGAGTAGACCACCGCCCGCGCAGACGCTCCCGTAGTTGCCCCTGTAACTGATCCATCCGCGTATTGATAAACGCTGTCGCCTTCTGCGAAAGATCCTGATCCATAGATTCCTCCAAGGTTGAGGTTGACCTTGAACCCTGTTTCGTCGTTGATTGCATCGATCTCGGGGATGCCCGTGTCGAAATCTTCCTCCGAATACTGAAACAGTTCGCATGTAAGTTGGTACGAGTAGAGTTTGCCCAATTGATAGAATGGGTTCTCATGCTCGACAAACTTAACCTCAAACAGACCCTTGCTGATCGGTAGGTACAGCAAGTCTCCTTCCAAAGGTCTGCCCATAGTGGTTTCGCGCTGAAAACGCTTCTTGGATACCGTGAACTTCACGCTGTCCCGAATCTCAAAGCCAAACTTGGTGAATGTATCGCCACCCTCAAATGCGGTGGTAGTGTCCATGTACATCTCCACCATCTTGAACGAGGTGAATCGTGAGTACTTGGACTCACCAAACAGATCATCCCGCTTGAGCATGCTCCGAGGGATGTAGTACATCTCATGACCGTATATTTTGATGGCCTCAATGGTCAGATCCTCTACGAGATTCTGCTCGGGGAGGTATGTCTTGTTGTTGACTCTGATGTATGGATTGAGTGCCATGGTTTGCCTTTATCCCATGATGAAATCGACGGGCAACTCGCCCTTCAGGATGATTTCTTTCTCGATGTCTTCCTTCTGCTGCCATGATTCCTTCATCATCGACTGACCGTCGAGGGTGATGTCACCAGGCAACTTGATGCCGTTGTACTTGGAGAGATTGACTCCCCATTGCCAACGAACGAGCGCAACCAAATACTTCTTGAGAAGACGGTCGTTGTAGACCTCGGGATATACGCGGGGGTCTAGGATGCGATATGCCTCAATGATGAGATACATGCCTGGGTTCAACTGCCGCTTGTCCGAATCCAGATACAACTTGTTCGCCACGCGATTGAATCGAATGCTCTTGTCGGGAGACAGGAACTGACGCAGCAACTGTAGGTATTGCTGCGTCATGTCGTATTGGACGAGATCAATCGTGCCGAATGTGTACAGGTCGTTCAATGCATACTGATAGCGAACATCGAACATGCCTACTGACTGCTGCGTGAACGGGAAGATGCGAGTGACGCTAACGATCAGGTTCTGCAAAAGGACATTTTCGGGGCAATCAGGATCCTGACTCGTCTGAATTGCTTCGCTATCTTCGAAGCCGTGCCCGTCTGCATTTTTGTTGATCGTGTTATCTGCCGTAAAGGTAATGTACCCGTTGTTGATGTCTTGTTGGGACACCTTGTACTTCAGGTAGACCTTTTCCACCCCGTCGAAGTGGTATTCGGAGAAGAATTGGAGTGCGTCATTGACACGATCCTCCAACTGCTCATCCGCTATGTTGATCTCCACTACGGGGTGACCGTTCGCCCGAAGCGCGTACTCTTTTAGTTCGCTTCGGCTTGAGATCATTCCGCTGCTGCAACTCGACATTTGGTGTATCCTCCTCGGGATATTTAGCCTTTATGTCGGGTTCCGCAAGCCGCTTTGCCTCCTCGACAGCCGCCTCGACTTCCAGGTTCTCGTTGTTCTCTTCTGCAACCAATCTCGAAAACTCAGAAATGCGGCTCAGATACCGATCCCCATCTTCCCATTTTCCCGAAACACTCCACGATCCATGTCGGGTTCTATAGTGCCTTCGAGAACCATCATAGAACATGACAGCCAGTTGACTTGGATACTGATATGTTGGCTCAAGAACGAGGAAAATGTTCAATGAAACCTGAAGCCCATCCAAGAAAATTCGATCACCCTCATGCTTGAACATATCAGACTCCCTCTTCTATTGCACCCTCTACTGCAAGTGGTGCATCGTTCGCCATAATGGACTCTGCGATAGTGATCGTATCAACCACGACTGTAAAGTTTGTCTTCTTGGCGGTGACGATGATGTGCGAGTTGATGCCCTGAACAGTTCCCTGACCGCTCAACTTTGCAGTTGACGCAAGACTAACGGGATCGGTTGCATTCAGAGCAGAAACACCATACATGTCGGGTGTCTTGATGTTTCCATTGACAGAGAGCATTGCAAATTTGTTGTCGCTAACGGCTGTAGATCTTCCAGTTGCACCTGATGCACCAACAGCGGTAGCACCCTGATCGCTCAAGATCATGGTGAATGGCTTGATCTGAATATTGCCATTCTGCACAAATACGCCTGGGCCGATGATGTTGGTGCTGCCAATATCGGCAGATCCATTGACAACACTCACAGGTGCGCGATTTCCAACGATGGTGGCTTTGCCCATCTGCTCTAGGTTGTGGGTTACCTTCGTGAAACTTGCACCGTCCGTAATGATCGGGAATGCGTTTCTGCTGAAGATGCCACCAGAGATCTTGAGGTTTGCACCATCCTCCGCACTTGCACCGTAATAGGAATTTGAGATTACGGGATACTCAAGCCATATCGTGCCGCCATTATATGCATGAGTGGCAACTGGATAGTTCAGGAACATGCAGTTCGTTGCCCGAATGGTTCCCCCATCTGTCTGAAGTGCTGTTGCATTGCTGTATGCCCCACCCGAGATATACGGTGTCATGCTTCTATCGTTGAGTGAAGCCGTAGCAGAGTGATTGATGAACGCGATACCATCACCCTGTACACCACCGACTGTGTGTTCACCGAGATATGTGCGCGTGTTTTTGTTCGTAAACAATGCGCCACCTTGACTTGTCGTATGGACGGTGACCCTATAGACATCCATCGTGTTGACATAGTTGGTGAATGTCTTGTT